TCCCAGCCCTCACGAAATTTTGATGAAACATTTGTCATATCAGACTGTCCAAGGGCAGATGTACGAATCCATCGGAACTCTACACCCTCTTGAGGCGTTGGATCAGGTAAGGCAGATGGTCTTTTCCAAGTTGCCTTACGTTCTGATTTTTCTCTTGTATCTTCTGTGCGTGAATCTCTATTAGCCATTTAATGATTCCTTCAATAATTGTTGCGCATATTGTTCAGGGGTAAGCCCAAGTCGCTTTGCGAGACCGATTTGGGTAGAGGTTAATTGCACCTTGCGTGGCTTTTTTGCACTTCGATTAACCGGGGCAACCACGTTACCAGCAGACCGTTGAGGTGCTTCTACCTCTTCTGTCTCAACAGACTGCTTGTCTTCATTATCTTCATTTTTAAAGTGTTCAGGAAATGCTTTTCGCATTGATGTGTCCACTCTTCGATAATACTCATCTGGTTCTAACAAAGGATTAACACCAGCTTTTACTAGTTTCGCATGAAGCCCATGAGCAAATCCTGTCATCTCTTCATAGCCATCCTTATTAAACCAATCATTATTCTTATCAAGCCATGCTTTGTCTTTGCCAGTTGGCTCTTTTACTTTAGGGGTA